TCTCCAAAAGTAAATCTTTATCTTAGTCATGATAGTACAAATGAGTGGACTTGTATTATTGGGAAGAGAGCTACAGGCGTACATCAAACTTTTTCTTTAGGTGGAGATTGGAAGAAGTTTAGTTATACGGCACAAGTTCCATCCGAAGATGGTGACACAGATTTTACTGGTGGAACTTCTGTGTCAACGTGGACAACGGCTAGTATACAAGTAACATCGTCAATGTCTGTAGTTGGGGCCCCAGCGTATAGCATTCATAAGCGTATGTATCTTGATAATTTTAAATTAACAGCAAATAAACCACAAGTACATGCGTCACAAGATGGTATTTTAATATATAATACTGGTGATAACTATATTAATATGGACGCGAGTGGGTTAGAAGTACGAGGTGGTAACATAAATACAAATGATATTGTTGCAAATTCAGTTGAATCAAATGTTATTTCGACTAACGATTTAGTAACAATAGATGAAACTCAAGATTTGGTAATTGGTAGAGAATCTGCAATAGATGACCCAGGAAATGTTATTATCCAAGCGGCACCAACCGTAACCGAGGGGGGAGGCGAACAAGGGGGTTCTATTTTATTAATACCAGCGTCTGGTTCAGAAGGTGGTACTCAAGGTATCACATATGGTGTTGTTTCTGTTTCTGGGTCATTAAATATTAGTACTGCACTTAGTAAAGGTTCTGGTACATTTAAAATTAAACATCCAAATCCAGTAAGTGCATCTGAATATTATTTACAACATTCGTTTGTTGAATCGCCTACTTGTGGTGATAATTTATATCGCTGGTCGGAAAATTTATTTAGTGGTTCTAATAGTTTAGATTTACCAGATTATTATAGATTTTTAAATGAAAATAGTATGGTATGGGTTAATCCGATAAAACATTTTGGTAGAGGATATGGTAAAGTTAATGAAAATCAAACACAAATTGATATAGAAGTTGAAAATGATGGTGAGTATAATATACTTTGTATTGGTACAAGAAAAGATAAAGTAGCTGTAGATAATTTTAAAGGTGTTATAATAGATAGAGAGAATAATTAATGGCCAATTTAAGTAAAACTGGAATAACGAGTGGTTATTCAATAACACCAACACATATAACTAATTTATATGATTGTCTAACTGGTACAACAGCGTTTGATAATATTCAAATAGCTAAATTTGAATATTTGAACGCAGGTGGTACTGCTGGGTCTGGTGGATATGGTCTTAGAAATAATAGTGGTACTATAGAATTTAAAAATAATGGTGGAGGTTGGGCAGGTATAGCAACAGGTGGTGGTGGTTCAACATTAACTGTAGCAGGTAGTAACAATCATATACAAATTAATGATGGTTCGAGTGGTCTTGATTCATCAACAAGTTTTACATATGACGATAGTGGTAAAGTATTCAGATGTGGGGATTTAGCAGGAAGTGGAAATAATACATATATTAGTATGTCGGATTCACAAGGTAATATAGCATGTCAATCTACAGGTCTATTCTGGGGTGGAGATTATCCTGGTTTTTCTCTTGGTACTTATATATCCGTTGATGATGTAAATGAAATTATACGTATACAATGCGAGGGTTCTACATTCATTGGTGATGATGACTGGGTAGGATATGGTAATGGTACACATATAGAAGTAAATGATACTAATCAACAAATTAGTATGAGTGCTAGTAATGGTACTATTATTAGTAATCTATCAACTGGTACTGCTATTGACGTGGGAACTGATGCTACTGGTAAATTACAACTACACGTATCTGATTTTAGATTAAAAGAAAATATAGAACCAATTGAAAATCCACTTAATAAAGTTTTAAATTTAGATGGTGTAAAGTTTGAATGGAAAGATAAAGAAACACGAGGTGCTGGAAAAAGTATAGGTTTTATTGCACAAGAAGTTGAAAAATATGTACCAGAAGTTGTGTTTCAAGATAAAGAAGGTGTGTATGGTATGAATTATAGCCCATTAGTAGCCGTATTGGTTGAAGCTATAAAAGAACAACAACCACAAATAGATGAATTAATGAAAAGATTAGATAAGTTGGAAAATAATGGCTGATTTAAGTAAAACTGGAATAACTTCTGGAGCAACATTTACTAATACAATGTTGTCTGATTTATATGATTGTTTAACTGGTACAACGGCGTATGATAATATATCAGTATCCAAATATTCATATCTTAATGGTGGTGGTGTAACTGGTAGCGATGGATATGGTATTAGAAATAATAGTGGTACTATGCAAATGAAGAATAAAGATGGTTCGTGGGAACAATTTTTAGCTGCTGTACAAAGTGTAAGTGGTAGTCAATATGCTGTTATATGGAATGATGGTGGTTCATTTGGAGCAGATGATGAGTTTTTCTTTAATACGGCAAGAAAAGATTTTGGAGTAGGTGATACGGGTGGAAATGGTAATAATACTTTTATTAGTATGTCTGATACAGGTGGTCAAGTTGCTTTAAATTCAATTGGATTTGTATCATTGGGAGATAATGTTGGCAACTCCAATGGTACTTATGTTACTTGTGATGATGTAAATGAGGTAATAAGAGTTCAACAAGAAGGTACTACGTTTATTGGTGATGATGATTGGGTCGGATTTGGAACACAAACTCATATGGAAATAAATGATAATAACCAACAAATTAGTTGTAGTAATGCACTTGGTTTTATTGTTAGTGGACTTGCTGGTAGTAGTTTGGATTTAAATGCTGATGCAAATGGTAAACTAATAAACGCGGTTTCCGATTTTAGGCTAAAAGAAAATATAGAACCACTTACAAAATCACTTGATAAAATTAATAAATTAAGAGGTGTAAATTTTGAGTGGAGAGAAGAGTTTAAAGATGAACAAGGACATGGAAAAAGAGTAGGTATGATTGCACAAGAGGTAAAGGATATAATACCAGAAGTGGTTGTCCAAAAGGATGGTGTTTATGGTATAAATTATACTAAAATAATACCTTGTTTAATTGAAGCTGTAAAAGAACGACAAAATCAAATCGAGAACCTTAAAGAAAGACTCGATAAGTTTTGTTGATGATATTTATATATAGGAAAATAACATCAGGAGTCACGAAATGTTAATAAAATTCGAAGAAATAATAGAGGTGGTTTTACACCACGAAGGCGGTTATGTAAATGACCCTAAAGACCCAGGTGGTGAAACTAATTTTGGTGTTGCTAAAAGAAGTCACCCAGATGTAGATATAAAGAACCTTACAAAAGAAGGTGCAATAGAAATCTACAAGGAACACTATTGGGATAGAAATAAAGTAGAATCTTTATCAGAAGATTTACGTCACATTTATTTTGATATGTGTGTAAATCAAGGTAGAGGAAGAGCTGTAAAGATTATGCAACGAGCGGCTAACGCTAAAGGTGCTGGTTTAAAGGTAGATGGTGGAATGGGGCCAAAAACAATAGCGGCTATGAAAGGTGTTGAGTTGGATAGAGTTAGAGCGTATCGTGTTAAATACTATGCGGATTTAGTAACAAGAAAACCAGATTTAGAAAAATTTTACTTTGGTTGGTTTAGAAGAGCATTGGAAGTATAATGAACAAAAAAATCTTAAAGGAAATGATAAAATCAGAACTTCGTGAGTTTCTTGAAGATACAGGAAAACTTTGTGTTGTTCTGATGGGTTTACCTGCGGCTGGTAAGTCTACTTGGATTAATAATGAGGGTTCAAGTTACATACCAGGATTTACTGGATATAATGTAACTAATTCTGATTCACAAGTTATGGCTTTACAATATGATACTGCTATGTTACACTACCAACACTTGTTGAAAGTAGCACCAGATGAAGAACGTAGTAGTGAACGGGGATTTGGTGAATTTGTTGGTAATTCGGCATATACATCAAATCGTGGTAAAATAGTTACATTTCCTTTTGATTTTAATTGGTGGTTACAGAATAAAGATAAAGGTAGTAATAATTTTTATAAACTATTGTATAAACCATTTTATGCATCGTTCTTTGATATCAGAGATATAGCTAAAGAATATGAAAAGGATTTGTTTAAAACTAAAGTACATAAGGCTGGTAAACTTCTTGTAATAGACACAGTAGCGTCTAAACCACCAAAGATTTTACGTAGATTGAAACAAACTCGTGAAGAAGGTTATCATAATATTATTGTATATTTGGAAATAAATTCAGAATTAGCTGTTGCAAGAGATAAGTGGAGAGAGAAAAACGTTGGTAGAGGTGTTGGTGCTAAGATTATTGAAAACTATGCTAAATTGATGAGTGGTGCATATAAAGTATATGCTAAAGAAGGTAAAAATGATAGTGGTTTAGTTGATAGATTAATGTATTTTAAATGGTTTCCAGCCGGAACATCACCAATTAAGGGTGTTTGGAAAAAATTAGAAGATAAACGATATTCTATTAAAAGAAAACTTGATAAACTTAGGGATAGAAAATGAAGGGAATGAAAAAACTCGTAGAATCTATTGTTAGTGATACTCTTGGAGAATCCAAGGTACATGGTGCTGACCCTAAAGGTATAAACAGAATTGTTGGTGTTTATGTTGGTAGATTTCAACCATTTCACGCAGGACATTTTAATACTTTTAAAGAAATGCAAAAAGAGTTTGGTGCTAAGGATACTTTTATAGCTACATCTAATGTAAGTGGTGGTGATAGACATCCTTTTAATTTTAAAGAGAAACAAAAAATTATTAGTAAGATGTATAATATCAGAAAAAATCAAATAGTACAAGAAAAAAATGTTTATGCACCAATTAATATCTTGTCCAAATACGATAAAGAACACACGGCCGTCGCAGTTGGTTTGGGTGAAAAGGATGGTCAAAGACTTGGTGGTAAATATTTTAAACCATATACTGGCGATGTAACAAAATTGAAGGGTTTTGAAGATAACGGGTATATTTATATAGTACCAACCTTTAAGTTAAAGGTGGGTGGTTCTAATATAAGTGGAACACAAGTTAGAAAACTTTTAAGTTCCCCAGATATAGATGACAAGAAAAAGAAAAAATTATTTAAGGTTATTTTCGGTAAGTTTGATAACTCAATGTATGAATTTATTACGAACAGATTGATGTTCGACCATAAGCGACCAAATGGTATACTTTTGACTAAGGAAATTGTAGCTAATTTTTGTGTTGACAATGATGTACCAAAAATGATACAAGAATCTTCTACTACTTTAACTACCAATTCCAAACGTGGTGCTAATGCAGGTGGTGGAGCACCAGATGATGGGCCAGGAACATTTTATAGAAATTTTTCAGACTATTATAGAGTAGCTAAAGATGCAGTACCTTGGTTTATGCAAAAAACTGGTTGGTCTGTTGTTGAATTTATGATAAAAGATAAAGAACCAGAAGTTTTAGACCCTGACATGGATTTTACTATGATTGATGACCCAATATCTAATGTTACGTTTGGAAGAGTTGGTTCTATACCAGGTAGTAAACACGCCTCGAAGGATTATTTAGAAAGATTAACAAGCATATCAGAAAGACTTGGTTGGGAAATACTTAAATGGATGCATAAAGATGGTAAAGGACTTGAGATATCCCAAAAACCAACAGAAGAATATGGTAAAGGTAAAGCCACATGGTCTTATAAAGGAACTAAAGGTAAGAAAGCTAAATTAAAAGAATCTGTAAAACTTAAAAAGAAAAAAGCGGGTGGTAGTAAATATAGATATACTGCTATAATTGATACACCAGTTTCTATAAATAATGTTGATGTAGGATTACATTCGGATGATAAAAGTGCTATAAAATCATTAAACGTATTGTTGAAAAGAAAGTTTCCAAAAGAAAAACCATTAAAAGAAAGAATTGATATTGTAGATGATGTAAAAAGGTTAATGACAGAAGGTGGAGCATATGGACATTTAGCACATCCATTTGATGATAATAATTTAACATTCAGAGATTTCAGAACAATGATTACTAATACACTACAAGGTAATCTTAGTAAAGAAAAACCAGCTACAGAAAAGACAGATGGTCAGAATATAATGATAAGTTGGAGAAATGGTAAACTTATAGCGGCTAGAAACAAAGGTCATTTGATGAATAAGGGTGCTAGTGCGTTAACTACGAATGGTATTAGTAAGATGTTTGCAGGTAGAGGTGATTTACACAAAGCTTTTGCAGGAGCTATGAGAGATTTAGAAGATGCTATAGGTGCTATTAGTGATAAACAAAGAGATAAAATTTTTAAAGAGGGTGAACAATTTATGTCTTTGGAAATTATCTATCCAAAAACAGCAAATGTGATTCCATATGAGAAATCATTATTGATATTTCATGGTGTACTTCAATATGACGATAAAGGAAATGCAATAGGTGACTATTCTCAATTTGCAAGAATGTTAACTGGTATGATTAAACAAGTTAACAAGGATGTACAAACTCAATATAAAATAGAATATCCACCAGTTGTAGAATTACCAAAAGTAAAGGACTTTTCAAATCGTAAAAAATTCTATATTGGTAAATTAAACACTTTACAGAAAAAATATAAGTTAAAACCTAATAACACGTTGGGTGACTATCATCAAGCTTTTTGGACAGAGTATATTAACAAAGCTTTAAAGAGAACTAAGACTAAATTACCAGAAAGTATGTTTATTAGATTAGTTAAAAGGTGGGCATTCTTTGATAAGTCATATAAGATTCCACAAATTAAAAAGGATATGAAAAAATTTCCAAAATTTTTAGATTGGGTTTTAACTACTGATAAAGAAGACCATAAAGCAAAATTTAAAGAAAATATTACACCTTGGGAAGACTTGTTCTTAGGACTTGGCACAGAGATAATGTTAAATATGACACAATTGTTGACCGCTAACCCAGACGAAGGAGCTCAAAAAATCAAAAAGGATTTAGAAGACACTATAAAAGCAGTTCAAAGTAGTGGTGATTTAAATTTGATAAAAAAATTAGAAAAACAATTAAAGAGATTAGAATCAATAGGTGGATTTGGTACTATAACATCAACAGAAGGTATAACATTTACTTTTAATGGTAAGTTATACAAATATACTGGTACTTTTGCTCCAGTTAATCAAATTTTAGGTTTATTAAAGTACATATAGGATAATTATGGCAGGATATAGTAAAGAGTCAGAAAGACAAAACAGAGCGTTACAAAGTATTTTAGATGGTGGTACACCAGAAAAAAGAATATTTGTAAGTATGTCAGATATCAAGAAAAAGAAAAAGGGTGACCAGAAGAGTCATTTAACTGATATTATGGCAGAAGCACGAGTACCTTGGTTTTGTCCAGAATGTGATAAGGTAATGAAGAAAAAATTAGACGATAAAATGTGGAGATTATTTGGACATTGTTTTGATTGTCAAGTTGTAATTGAAAATAAACTTCGTATTGAAGGAACATATCACGAATGGGCTAAAAAGAAAGTTTTATTAAATCAACGTTCTTTTGTAGAAGAACAATTACAAAATGTTACTGAATGGAAGAATCAAGGAGATGTTACATTTTATAATCAAATTAATCCTGATGGACATTCCGTTGAAAAAGAAAAATGGGATGTTAATAAAGAAAAAATTATAGAACAAGCCGATGAAGCTATAGGACATTATAAAGAATTATTAGAAAAGATAGATTTAGAACTATCTAAAATAGAAACTAAGGAGAACTAACATGGCTGTAAGTTCAATTACAGAGTTAAAGACAAAGATACAAACTCTTAGTGATAATAAGAGAGGAAATCTTAGAAATCCTACGTACCTATCAACTATTGCAGATTCATTACAAACAGAAATTGTTAATTTGAATGCAAGTGGTAGTGACGCATCTTTAATTTCACAAACAGAAACTTATTTACGTAAAGTACAGACAATGTATTCAAGTTCAGTAGCATAATGAGTGATAAACAAGACTTAAAACAATTAGTTAGGTCTGAATACGTCAAGTGTGCCAAAGACCCAGTATACTTTTTAAAGAAGTATTGTATGATACAGCATCCAATTAAAGGCAAAATACCATTTCAATTATGGGATTTTCAAGAAAAAACATTGGAGGACTTTAAAGATAATAGACTTAGTGTTATTTTAAAAGCACGTCAGTTGGGTATATCAACATTAACAGCTGGATATTCACTTTGGTTAATGACATTTCATCAAGATAAAAATATTCTTGTTATTGCTACAAAACAAGATACTGCTAAAAATCTTGTAACAAAAGTTCGTGTTATGCATGCTAATTTACCATCTTGGTTAAAACAAAGTTGTGTTGAAGATAACAAATTATCTTTGAGATATAAAAATGGTTCACAAATTAAAGCTGTAGCAAGTTCGGAAGAAGCTGGTCGTTCAGAAGCACTATCTCTATTAGTTCTTGATGAAGCTGCATTTATAGACAAGATTGATACAATATGGGCTGCCGCATCACAAACACTATCTACGGGTGGTCAATGTATTGCACTATCTACACCAAATGGTGTTGGTAATTGGTTTCATAGAACTTGGATGGATGCCGAAGATGGGATAAATGGATGGAACTTTATAAAATTACATTGGACAATACACCCAGAAAGAGGAGAAGAGTGGAGAAGTAAACAAGATTTATTATTAGGGCCATCGTTAGCCGCTCAAGAGTGTGATTGTAGTTTTATAACTTCTGGTCAAACTGTAATTGATGGTCTTATAATAGAAGATTATAGAGAAAATTTTGTAAAAGAACCAATTGAAAGAAGAGGATTTGATTCTAATATGTGGATATGGGAATATCCAGATTATTCTAAAGATTATGTGTTAAGTGCTGATGTTAGTAGAGGAGATGGTACAGACTTTTCAGCGTTTCATGTGATTGATGTAGAGTCAATGAAACAAGTAGCAGAATATAAAGGTAAAATTGGAACTAAAGATTTTGGTAATATGTGTGTAAGTGTTGCTACAGAGTATAATAAAGCATTATTAATTGTGGAAAACAATAATATTGGTTGGTCTGCTATACAAACCATAATAGATTCAGAATATCCGAATTTATTTTATACATCAAAAGATTTAATGTATGTAGATACAGCAAAACAATTGACAAATAGATATAGAAGTCAAGATAGGAACATGGTTCCAGGATTTAGTATGACAGCAAAGACAAGACCACTTGTTATTGCTAAATTAGAGGAATATTTCAGAGAAAAGTCAGTAAGCGTTAATTCACAACGATTAATTGATGAGTTGTTTGTATTTATATATAAGAATAGTAGAGCTGAAGCTATGGTAGGGTACAATGATGACCTTGTTATGAGTTTAGCTATAGGTTTGTGGGTTAGAGATACGGCTCTAAGATTGAGAGCAGAAGGTATAGAACTTACAAAACGTTCATTCGATTATTTTCAATCCCATCAAGGTGTTTATGATACCGAAGATGTCAATAAAAACGATAGTTGGCAAATGGATGTTGGTGATGGTAAAGAATCATTAGAATGGTTAATATAAGGAAGAGGATAAAATGGCCGATAAAAGTTTAAGAGCTAGATTAAAAAGATTATTTTCCACAAATGTCATTGTTAGGCATGCAGGGGGGAGAACTTTAAAAGTAGCTGACACCAATAGGGTACAAGCTATAAACCAAGATATGACAGATAGGTTTACTAAGTTGTATAACAATATGTCACCAATGGGTTGGGGTACAAAAAATAACACATTAGCATCTTCACAACGAGTTGGTTTATTTCAAGACTATGAATCAATGGATAATGATTCCATTTTATCATCTGCACTTGATATATACGCAGACGAATCAACGATGAGGTCTGAATATGGTGAGATATTAAATATACGTTCAGATTCGGATAATATACATGATATTTTACACAATCTTTATTATGATGTTTTGAATATAGAATTTAATTTATGGCCATGGATTCGTAATATGTGTAAATATGGTGATTTCTTTTTGAAGTTGGATATTCATGAGAAATATGGAGTTACAAATGTAGTTCCACTATCTGCATATGATGTTACACGTTCAGAGGGTGATGACCCAGAGAATCCTTATTATGTAAAATTCATTATTGAAAATGGACAAGATAGACATACAGTTAGAATGAATCCAAACAATAATGAATTAGAAAATTATGAAGTAGCTCACTTTAGATTATTATCCGATAGTAATATGATACCATATGGAAAGTCTATGATTGAAGGAGCTCGTAAATCTTGGAAACAATTAATTCTTATGGAAGACGCTATGTTAATACATCGTATCATGAGAGCACCAGAAAAGAGAATATTCAAGATTGATATTGGAAACATACCACCAAATGAAGTTGATAACTATATGCAACGAATCATTAATAAAATGAAGAAAGCTCCAGTTATTGATAAAGATACTGGTGATTACAATTTAAAGTATAATGTCCAAAATATAACAGAAGATTTTTTCTTACCAGTTCGTGGTGGTGATAGTGGTACGGAGATTGATACGGCCGCTGGATTGACATTTGAAGCTGTGGAAGATATCGAATATTTAAGAAACAAAATGTTGGCCGCACTAAAGATACCGAAAGCTTTCTTGGGATATGAAGAAGAGGTTAATGCGAAAGCAACTTTGGCCGCTGAAGACGTTAGGTTTGCTCGTACTATTGAAAGAGTACAAAGAATTGTTGTTAGTGAGTTAACTAAAATTGGTATAATTCATTTATATGCACAAGGTTACCAAGATGCAGACCTTGTAAATTTTGAGTTGGGTCTAACTAATCCATCAATGATATATGAACAAGAAAAACTTGAATTGTGGTCTACAAAAATAGATTTAGCGGCTAATATGAAAGATAATAAGTTGTTACCAACTGAATTTATGTATGATGAAATTTTTGGATTTACAGCTCAAGAAAAGAAAAAGGTAAGAGAACAATTAGTTGATGACCAAAAAAGAATGTTCAGATACGAGTCAATTGAACAAGAAGGTGCAGACCCAGCAGCGGAAGGTAGTTCAGGTGAGGATGATTTTGGTGAAGATGATTTTGGTGATAGTATGGCTAGAACAGGAACAGAACTTGGGCCAGAAGGTGGAAGTCCAGAAGGTGGATGGGAAGGTGCTGGTAGGCCAAAGAGACCACCAAAATTTGGCAAAGATGGTTCGGCTAGAGGAAGAGACCCACTTGGTGCACACGATATGAAGAAGGGAGCTAGTACTTTAGCTTTAGCACATTTAGATAAACTAAAAAAGTCACTGGGAAATAGTGGTTTACAATTATTGAAAGAAACCACTGCTTTAGATGAAGAGTATAAACGTGAAGTAAAAGATACTTTAGATAATAACGATAAATAAAATACTTTAATATTTATAATTGTATCATAGTATAAAAAATTTAATGGAGTAATTAACATGAGTTCATTCATAAAACATTTAAAAATTAAAAATACTGGAATATTATTTGAGTTACTTTCCAGACAAGTAACTGCAGACATTATTAATAATAGTAAAAAGTCACATGCAGTAGCGATGTTAAAAAAGTATTTCAAAGAAAATACAGAATTGGGGAAAGAGTTGCAACTTTATAATGTTATTATTACTCAAAAATTTCCAACTGAATATAAAGCTGAAAAAATGGTCGAAGCTGTAATAAAGTCCAGACAAAAATTATCTAATAAGAAATTACGAGAAGAAAAGTACAATCTTATTAAAGATATAAAAGATACATACGACATTTCAGAATTTTTTAGTTCTCGTATACCAAATTATAAACTTTTGGCTTCTATATATAAAGTTTTTGGATACACAACAGAGATACATAAGAATGACCCAACCGATGAGGTTAAAAGTAGGTTTGAAATAATAGAACATATTATTAATAAAAAGATTGAAACGAATGTAAAGACCAATAAAATTATTGAAACTTATAAACAACAAGAAAAAGATATGAGATTGTTATCTTATAGTATATTAGTTGATAAGTTTAATTCAAAATATTCATCTTTAAATGAACAACAAAAAGCTTTATTGAAAAAATATATAGAAAATGTTTCTAATACTAATTCTTTAAGAGAATTTATTAATAGTGAAGTTGATAAATTGACAAAAGAACTAAAATCAATGTTGAAAAATGTTGATGATAAAGTTACAACCATTAAATTAAAAGAAGCTACCAAATTAACTAAGAATATGACAAATCATAAAATTGTTAGAGATGACGATGTTGTTAATTTGATGAGATACTATGAATTAGTTAAAGAAGTAAAGAATGTCATCACAAAAAACTAAGGAACAACAACTTAAAGAGTTGTTGAAGCAGATGATACTTGATGTTTTAGATGAAGCATCAGTTTCTGCTAACATAGATGGTGGGGAAGGGCCACCAACAACACCATATTGGGTAAGTAAGAAGAAGAAAAAGAAGAAAGCTGGATATGGTGGTGGTCATAAACAACCAACAGTCTTAGGATATATGTTGGCTATTGACCCAAATTTGAGAAGAGTTTCTTGAATCTATTATGCCGATACAGTGGGATAGTAATGGCCCCACTTTTTTGAATAGATTAAGAAGTTTATTTAAATTAAAAAGAAGATGGGTCATTGAAAAAACTAAAGTTAGAGGTCAAGAACCAAGTAAAGTGGAAACTTTAAAATTTCTTGATGGGTTGATAAAATCATTGAATGAAATGAGAGAAGAAATTCTTAAAAGTAGGAGTTAACTTTGAAACGATTTAAAATAAAAGAAGTACATCGTTGGTTAAACAATCTTCCAGAAAATAAGTGGAGAAAAATTTATAAAGTTGATGCAAAAAGAGTTGCTCATTTTATCAATCATGGTGGTAATGTAGAATTACCCGTTACTCTAAGAAGAAAATACGGAGATACCGAATTTGTAAGAGAGAAAAAACTTGCAAAAGGATTCTTACTTCAGAAAATTGATGAAAAGAAGAAAAATGAGTCTATAATTACTTTAAAACAAATGGTTTATGAAGAATTAAAGAAGTTAGACAGAAGTGGTATATTAAAGGAGAGACTATCAGACGAAGCTAGAGAATTAAGATTGTTTATTGATAATGATGCTAAAATTTATAAGTCAAGATATATACCTATTCTTAAAAATTTATCTAAATTTAAGAAAAGGAATAAATTTAATCCTAAATTAGCTGTTAAAGCTTTTAAATACTTAGTTGACGATGGTGCTAAATCATATGCTAAAAATTACGGAGGTAGTGCTCGTGATATGTTTACTAAGAAGGATAGGTTAGTGTTGGCAAAAGATTATGCCGAAGAGTTTGAAACTCAATTTAATAATAAAGAATTTGATTTTATGAAATAAGGAGTTAGAAAATGACGAAATCACTTTTAATAGATACTTTACTTTTTGAAGTATCATCACAACATATAAACGAATCAATTACAGATAATTCTGGTAAATTGATTGTTAGTGGTGTACTACAAAGAGCTAACTCAAAGAATCAAAATGGAAGAGTATATCCAAAAGAGATTTTAATGAGAGAATCTACAAAATATACAAAAGAATTTGTAAAGGAAGCTCGAGCGATGGGAGAACTTGACCATCCAGAGTCTTCGGTTGTTAATTTAAAGAATGTTTCTCACAATGTAAGAGATATGTGGTGGGAAGGAGACAATCTACTTGGTAAGATTGAAGTTTTAACAACACCTGCTGGAAATATATTAAAAGAACTATTTAAAGCTGGTATTAAACTTGGTATTTCTTCCCGCGGTATGGGTTCAGTATCAGAAAGTAAAGATGATGATACAGTAGAAGTACAAAAAGACTTTGAATTGATAGCTTTTGATTTCGTATCCAATCCATCTACACATGGTGCGTTTATGCATCCAATGAACGAAAGTGTTAATAGAGAAGATGTAAGGGAAGATGGAACTATTTGTGATAAGTGGTGTAAAACCGAATCTATAATTTCTGATATATTAAGTGGTATTTAAATATGAATCATAATATGTGGAAAAAATGGAAGAATTTCCGAATTGAACAATTAAATGAGGGTGATGGAGATGAAACTCTTGAAGGTTTGATTGCTGGAATGACTGGTGCGGCACAAAATCTTATTCCTACCTTAACTAATATGCCAAAGTATATGGATTTCATCATGAAACCTGATGACCCTAAAAAAACACCAGAAGAAAATGAATTAAACCAAGAAGTTGTTCGTAATGCGTTTGAAGATTTAGATGAGAATGCTAGATTACTTATAAAAAATTACAAATTTATAAAGAAGTACGTCAAAGAAGAATATCAATTTGACGTTGATGTAGTTTCAAAGGATGAAAGTTTAACAGAAGTTGGACAATGGGTTATAAAAATTAAAAAGGGTAAAAGAGTTAAAAAATTACAATGTCCACCAGGATTTAAAGTAGATAGTAGTGGAAGAAAATGTAAAAAACAGACTGCTAAAGATGTAAAAATTGGAAAAAAAGCCGCTAGAAAACGTGCAAAGGCTATGAAAGCTAAAATGGGTAAGATTTTAAAGAAACGAGCGAAGTCTATGAAAAAACGACAAAGTATGAATCTATAAAATGAAAAATTTTACAAATAAAGAAAATAATGCTATAAAAAAAATTGATAGAGGTCTCGGTGATACAATTGCACGAGCTATCAATACAGTATCTCGTGGTACAATTAAAGAATGTGGTGGATGTACTAAAAGAAAAGAATTTTTAAATAAAGTAGTTCCTTACAAGAGAGATTAATGAAATTAAAAGATATAGTTCAAGGTAAAGTTTATACTGATAAAGATAGACCACCATTTCAAGTAAAGGAAGATTTGAGTAAACAAGGATTTGCTGAATTAAAAGGTCAAGCAAGATATCTTGCAGGTTCAGTAAAAGATTTAGTAAAAGGTATCCAACAAAAAAATGATGATGTTATAGAAACAGAATTGGATTACATAATTGCCAAATCAAAGTTAATGAAGGATATGTTAAGTGATAAAAGATATAACGAATCCGTAAATGAAGGTAAATTCAAAACAACACTTCTTCCACAAAAGAAAGATATTAACAGACTTAAAATAAGATTTCAAAATGACCCTCGTAGATTATACACATTAAAAGATATATCAGTAGGACATAAAGTAAAAGGTGACCCATCAGGAACAAGTTATTTGTTTGTAGCACCAGGTAATAGAAAAGAACGATTTACAAAAGAAACTTGGCATTTAGCTAATGAAAAAGGTTGGTTATCACTTGAATCCATAAATGAAGCGGCTTTTAGTTCACCAGAAGCACAACAAATTTTAAATCAAGATATTACGAAAATGTCAAAAATTTTAGGTAAAGCATCTCAACAAATAATTAAAATAATGATGGATGGTGTAAAGGGTGGTAGATATGATGCTATGGATATTGTAAGAGGAATTGATACTGGTCCATTAAATAGAACACATGAGGGTGAAAGACCTTTTATGAAAATGTTATGGAGAAAAGTTAGAGATGGTTTTCGTAGATATTCACCAAATAAAAAATTGAAAAGAAAATGATTAAAAAGATTGGTAGTAAGTGGGCAGTCTATCCTAAAAAAGGCGGGAAACGACTTGGAACACATGATTCAAAGGAAAAAGCGTTGAAACAATTAAAAGCTATAGAGATATCCAAAAGGATGCGTTCAGAAGTAGAAAAGATAGTAAAAGAAATACTATTAGAAGCTGATACTGGGGCTGTAGTTGGTGGTGACTTTGTTGGTAGTGTTGCCGGAGATGTATCTAACACTATTCAACAATCTGGTTATGATAAATCATATGTTGTCATTGGTAGAACATTTTTTAAAAGAGATGATGGTGGTGGTCACACATATAATTCTTTATATACAGTTTTATTACATAAAGATAAGGATGAGATTGTTATAAATGCTTTAAATTTGGGTACTGGTGATTCTGCAACTGTATTTAGAAGTAATATTGAATCTTTTGGACAAGATACACGATTTCCAAGTGATGTTCGTAATATTGTTTATGAGTTTTTGGAGATACCAGACCCATTATTTCTTGAAGCTTGGGGTAGAGGTACATCAAGTTGGTTCGGAGGTGGAGGCCCGTCTAAACCAATGGATAAGAATATGCCAAAGAAATTTATAATCAATATACCATCTTTAAAAGATGCTAAAAAGATGTTAAAACAATTAAAAGTCAAGTGGAAATCAGTTGTTGACGATTTAACCAAACCTGGTATTTGGTATTTTAGAAATAGAAAAGGTGATACAGTTGGTGGTTGGAAACAAACACAAAAGACTTTATACTATGAACGAAGACTTTTTTAAGTAATCTAATATTTATATATAATGGAAAAGTCTAAAAAATGGAAGACGTTGGTTCAAGTTTCTAAAGAAGCCAATAGTTTTTCTGGTAAAAAGGGTGATAAGTTTGATGGAAGAGGATACTTCCCAAACAAAAATGCTAAATTGGCTAATGAAGTAGAAGAAAAAGCTAAAGCAAAAGTACAAGGTAGTGCAATAAAACCTAAAAGAATTAAGAGTGTATATGAAGACTATGAAGAAGAAGTTCTTGAAAAACAAATTGGAAATGGAATGACAAGTGTTCCATCAAAGATGAAAAAACATAAAGTTGATAGTACACAACAAAGTGGAGCTGGAATTAAATATATAAATCCAGATAATAATTATAAACAAATTTTTGGAGAAAGTAAAATGAAAAAATCTCAATTTAAATATATGATAAAACAAATGATAGGTGAAATTTTAGAAGGAAAAGGTAAAGCTCCTGGTTCCAAATCTGCTGGTGGGGCTTCACCAGCTCTACCTGGTGGAATATCTAAAGGTGGATATACATTACGGTCTTATACTTCATTAGGTGGTGATGCTGGTGAAAGAGCAGGTTCAGAAAGAGGTTGGAAAGGTGGAAATGTTGGGTCAAGAAAATCGTTTAGAACTACTAAAGCTTCTGCACTAGCGTCTATAATAAAAGGTCAGAACTTAGGTAAAATTGATGCTTGGAGAACGGATGCATTAACTGATAAGAGAGCAATTATCGGAAAATCTAAATACCAAGGTACAAGAACTCCAGGTGGTAGAGGAACTAAACAAAAAGCTGTTAGTGGTACACTTGACAATCTAGCTTCAATACGTGCGTCTGATGATGTTAAAAGAAAATCCCAAGGTGGAAGGTCAACCGCATTAGGTGGTGCTAAAATGAAGGTGAGTGCTTCTTACATCAACCAAAAGTCTGCTGCTAAAAGTGCTTATAACTCGGCAATAAATGCTGAGATTACGGCTCTACAAACTCTTCAAGCTGCTTATATAAAAGGTGGTGGTCAGACAATTGAAAAAACTTATGTAGCTATACAAAATTTAATTGATGATTTAGGATATAAAAAAGAAGAATATGCATTAAGATGGGATTTCGCGACAGCGGCTTATAATGGTAATACAACTGCTATGAATAACGCTCGTACAAATATAGAATCTAAAAGAGATACAATAAAGAAGAGAGCTAAGTCTGTCGGAGAAGACCCGGCCGGGTCTATCGGTGGAAGAACTCAAGAATGGGAAAGAGGTATCAAAGTGAGAGAAGGTGATAAAGTTACCGATGGAAAACAAACTTATCAAGCTACCATACCTAAAGGAGCAAGAGACCATGAATGGATGTGGTCTAATATACCACCTGCCGAATCAATGCGAGACGGCTTCTGGCAACCATCAAAATAAAGGTAAAAAAATAATGAACCAAACTGATATTAGAAAAATAATTAAAGAATGTATTCGTGAACTTATGGAAGCACCAGTTTCCAAAGGTGGTCATCCCGTTCAAGATTACTCTAAAGTAGCTGGTGGTGAAACAGGTCAAAGAAAACAAGATAAAGGTTTATTTGACTTAGCAACCAAGGTTTCGAAAGGAATAACAAGTTCTGATATAGATGGATGGAGACATCAAGCTTTGTTGAGTGGTGATAAATTTATTGTACCTAAATCCAAATATCAGAAACAACAAACTAAAACAAAATCTGTTAGTGCTAATATAGATAGTTTAGCGGCTATTAGGGGTAAAGAAGACCAAGAAAGACGTGCAACTGGTGGTAGAGTTGGATACACTAAAGTTTCTGCAACATATATCAATAACCAATCTAATGCTAAAGCTACATATAATAAAGCAATAGATGATGAGATAAAAAGATTGGGTGCATTACAATCACAAACAAAAGCTGGTGATAAAAATTATGTTGCATTACAAAATTTAATAGAAGATTTAGAAATAAGAAAAGAAGAATACTCATTAAAGTGGGAATTTGTTACGGCGGCGTTCAATAATGATGAAAATAAGATGAATAATGTTCGGTCTGATATACAAGCCAAAAGAGATGAGAGATTAAAACGAGCCAAGTCAGTTGGTACTGACCCAAAGGGTGAAGAAGGAAAAGAACAACCCAAAAAATAGGGGATTTACAATGAAAAAGAAAGTATTAAAAGAATTTTTTATGGCAGGTGGTGTAGTCACTGGAAAGCCATTTAAGGTGAATGACGAAGTTCGTGGTTCTGGTATTAAATTATCGTCCTTGGTCAAGGAAGGAAACCCAGAGTCTTGGTCTGAATCAGAAGCAACTATTAATGTTAATCGTTTTCTTGAAGACGTTAAGAATTATGGTCATATAGGTAAAGATATTTATAGAGAAACAAATTTAAAAGACATAGCTCTTAAACTATCAGAAATTGTTGAGTCTGCAAAGATTCATACTATGAATGAAACTGATGATTGGTTTGATAGAGTGTCGGTAAAACGAAATATGAAAGAACTTGGTGGTTTAGCTACTCAATTTGTTAAAGCTGCGAAAGAATCAAATTTAATGCAACGTAGAATGGAAACTCTTTATGAAGATATGGGTAACATTTTAAGTAGATATTACGAAATAGAGGATTCTAATACTTTAAGTGAAGCTGATGTAAAAGACTTAGATAAACCAGAGAGTGGTGACAAAGAAGCATATCAGAAATTCTTTCAAGCGGCTATGAAGAAGTTTGGTGTTGATTCACCAGATGAACTTAGTGATGAAGATAAGAAAGATTTCTTTAATTGGGTAGATAAAAACTGGAAAAATTCATAATGACAAAACATTTTTTAAAAGAAAATTACGAAAGATTATTCAAAACACAATTATCAGAATCAACTGATATATTTTTAGGAAAAGAAATACCAATTAGTAAACTTAAAAAGTTTGGTAAGATGAAAGGTAAGGTATTTTACTTAGATGGTACGAAACAAGGTATGTTAGCAGACATTGAGGGTAAAAACGTTGTTGGTTTTAAAATAACAGCTGGAATGAGAACAGATGATGATGAGAATTTTCATACGTCACTCGAAGATTTAGCTGATGCACTAAAAATGAAACTATCAGATGACTATGGAGATTACGAACTTAGTTAAAAAAAGAAAAGTAGGTTTTATATGGCAATAAAGGTAGATGTAAGAGATAATAAGATAGAGTTCGCTCTACGAAAGTTTAAGAAAAAAGTAAAAGAGTCTGGGTTATTACTCGAATTGAGAGAAAGGGAGTTCTATAAGAAGCCTTCTCATATAAAAAGACTCAAAAAATCTAAGGCAAAACTTAGAATTAAATATGATAAGTTAAGAATGGAACGGGAAAAAACCTGAAGGGGGTTTGAACGTTTTACTTTTTTAGCTGATATTTATATAAAAATCAAATACACCATTTTACCATGCCTGGTAAGTCCTGATATGGTGTACTGAAGATAGTTCAGTATTATTGTTCCTAAATAACAATAGAATCCTTTAATTTGGAGAATTAAAATGGACGACCTTTTGAAAAATGCAATCGCAGATGCAAAAGCAGTTCGTGAGACCGCGTTGGAAAACGCCAAAGTAGCTTTACAAGAAGCCTTTACTCCAAGACTAAATCAAATGCTTTCACAAAAGATTCAGAATGAAGTCGAAGACGAATTAGAAGATGATGAATTTTATGATGAAGAAGACGAAGAAGCTGAAGAAGAAGAAGCAGAAGCTGAAGACGCTGTAGAAGATGAAGCTGAAATAGATGCTGAAGAAGGTGCAGAAGAAGAAGCTGAAGAAGCTGGTGAAGAAGAAGCTGAAGAAGCCGAAGAAGAACCAGAAGCTGAAGAAGGTGATGAAGAAGAAGCAGGTGATGAAGAAGATGACGACCTTGACCTTGAAGCAGTTCTGAGAGAATTAGAATCAGACCTGACTGAAGAGGAAGAGGAAGATGAATTCGCTTCACCTGAAGAAGAAGACGAAGTTGACCTTGGTGATGCACCAGTTGACATCGCTGCTGATGATTCTGAGTTCATGCCTGAACCTGCTAATGATGAAGGTGATTTAGATTTAGATGCCGAAGCACCAGCTGATGAAGAGGGTGAAGAGGATATGGAAGAGGAACTTGACCTTGAAGAAGTGTTGAAAGCTCTACAAGAAGAAGAGGAAGAAGAGGAAGAAGAAGTGGATGAAATTACTCAACTTAAATCTGAACTTGGAGAACATCGCGAAGTAGTTAAGTATCTACGGTCTAAATTAAATGAGGTCAATCTACTCAATGCTAAACTCTTGTTTACTAACAAGTTGTTCAGGAATCATTCTATGACTAATGAACAGAAAATTAAAGTCATTGAGCAGTTTGATAGAGCAAAGAATCTACGTGAAGTTAAGTTGGTATTTTCAACTATAGCTGAATCGTTTGGTTCTTCTGCTAAAAAATCTGTAAATGAGAACAAAGGTTCAGCTTCTAAAGCTGTTGCTTCTACAAAACCTAAAACCGAAACTAAAGAAGTTTTGGCTGAAGGTTCTGAGTTGAAGAACAGATTTCAGAAACTAGCTAAAATTCTTTAATAACAACCGTTTAGGAGAAATTAAATGTCTAAAAATAGTAATTTAAAATCTATTGAAGGCCTTATGGATGGCTATAATCCATATCAGGAACGGTTAGAGGAAACTCGTAAGTTAGTAGGAAAGTGGGAGCCCACTGGATTACTCGAAGGAATAGATTCCGAAACTAAAGTCATGAGTATGGCTACTCTTTTGGAAAACCAAGCTCGTCAGTTAATTGATGAGTCTTCTAAAACAAGCACAACTGCTAACTCTGAAGAGTGGAGTGGTGTTGCTCTTCCTTTGGTACGTAGGATTTTTGGTGAATTAGCTGCACAAGATTTCGTATCTGTTCAGCCAATGAACCTTCCTTCAGGACTTATTTTTTACCTTGATTTCAAATATGGTACCGCACAACCAGGTCACACTCAAAACTCAGATGTTCATGGTAACACTTCTGGTTCTGATGCTGACGCTTCTGGTGGTCTATATGGGGCAGGTAAATTTGGATATTCAATCAACGAATCTGTTGCAACAATAACAAGCTATAGTTCAGCTTCTGTTGTATGGGGTGATGTTGATTTCGAACCATCTTTGAGTTCTTCTCTTGATAACCTGAGAAAAGTTACTGTCGCTCTTGCGGACGATGGTATGACAAATCCAGATTTCGATGGCGTTAGAGCTTTTGAAATTTCTGGTTCATCAACCGCGGCTATCGCTGACTACTATCCTGCTTACTCAAGTTGGGATGGTTCAAACTGGAACTTTGTTGTAAAGACTTCTGGTGCGTACGAAGTTGATGGAAATATCTATGTGAAGTATCACAAAGCACCAACCGATGTTACTCGTGGTGATTTTGAAGATTCTTCACCAACCGAACCAGCAACGGATATTGGTATTCCAGAAATAGATATCCAAATGAAATCTATTCCGATTGTTGCAAAAACTCGTAAATTGAAAGCTGTATGGACTCCTGAGTTAGCTCAAGACCTTAACGCTTATCATTCTGTTGACGCAGAAGCTGAGTTAACTGCAATGTTATCTGAGTACATTTCAATGGAAATTGATTTGGAAATCCTTGATATGTTGATGGGTAATGCTAATGCTAAAACAGAACGTTGGTCTGCTAGAGTAGGATATGAGTATAATTCTTCTACCGCTCTTTTCGCAGAATCATCTGCTAATGCATCAGCTTATGTAAAAGGAACTTGGTTCCAGACTCTCGGTAATAAGATACAAGCTGTATCTAATGCTATTCATCAGAAGACTCTACGTGGTGGAGCTAACTTTATGGTCGTAAGTCCTGAAGTTGCTACTATCATTGAGTCTATCCCTGGATATGCATCTGATTCAGATGGTAATGCTGCTAATAGTTCATTCGCAATGGGTGTTCAAAAAGTTGGACTATTGAACAACCGTTTTACGGTCTACAAGAATCCATACATGCACGAGAACGTAATACTTGTTGGTTTCAGAGGAAGTAATTTCTTAGAAACTGGTGCTGTATACGCTCCGTATGTACCACTTATCATGACTCCGTTGGTCTATGACCCAACAAACTTTACGCCAAGAAAAGGTGTTATGACTCGTTATGCGAAGAAAATCGTAAGACCTGAGTTCTATGGTAAAGTTATCGTTGCTGATGTTAATTACGTTTAATCGTAGTTAGTATTTAGAACTGATGAAATAAAAAGGGGTAATCATTTATTTGGTTACCCTTTTTTTGTACTATGTTATATTTATATGTATGGAAACATACAAACAACATCCAAAATTTAAACGATATGAAATTTCTGATAGAGGAAATGTGCGTAATATTAAAACTAAACGAGTTATGAGAACTCGATTAGATAGATGTGGATATCCAAGATTAAATCTAAGATTAGAAAAAGGTGTACAACTAACAGAATCAGTTCATAGATTAGTTGCAGAAACCTTTTATGGTGAGATACCTAATGGAATGGTAGTAGACCATATTGATAGAAATAGAGAAAATGCTAATTTATCTAATTTAAGAGTGGTTACACCACAAAAAAATATGGATAATAGAATAATGATTGGTAAAGAGATACCACATATTCTATATAATTCAGGACGCAAAAGTTTTCAAGTTAATGGAATTGAAGTAAGAGATAAAAGAGAAGCTTTAAATCTTTTTCAAAATTCTTTATAGACATATTATCCCTTTTTTTATAGCAAGATATTTATTATTGATATAAAATGTACATTTATTAAATTAGGAGAACAATATGGCAACTCAACCAATATGGCCAGGAAGTGGTTCATATACAGACGCGACAGATGTTCCATTTGGTTTTTATACCAGTGATGTGACTTATGTAACTCATTCTGTGCAAACTGCAGAGTGGTGTGCTAAAAGACTTGGATATCCCATTATGGACGTGGAATTACAAGGTACACAAATGTATGCTTGTTTTGAGGAAGCGGTAACAGAATATTCTTCTATTGTAAATCAATTTAATATAAGAGAAAATATTCTTAAATTACAAGGAGCCCCAACATCTTCTAATTTTACACATACGGTGGTATCCGATTTAGGAAGAGCTATAACTATATCAGAAGCATATGGAGCAGAAGTTGGAGTTGGTGGTTCAGTTGATTGGAAAACTGGGTATATAGAAACATCAGCTAGTCAACAAACTTACGATTTAGATAGTTGGGCAATTGTTTCTGAAAGTAGTTCACCAATAGAGATTAAAAGAGTATTTCATGAAGCTACACCAGCTGTTTCGAGATACTTTGACCCTTATGCTGGAACTGGACAAGGTACTGATAATGTTATTGATTCATTTGGTTGGGGTGAATATTCACCTGGTGTTCAATTTACATTAATGCCTGTTTATGCTGATATATTAAAGATGCAAGCAATAGAATTTAATGACCAAATAAGAAAATCGGCATATTCATTTGAATTAATTAATAATAAATTGAGAGTTTTTCCAATACCTACATCTACATTTAAGATGTATTTTCAATATATCAGAAAAGATGATAGGTGGAAAACATTATCAAATGAAGTCACAGATGAATATACATCTGGTGGTCAGACTGCAGTACAATCTGATTTCTCAAATATTCGATATGATAATATGTCTTATAAAGATATTAACGACCCAGGTAAACAATGGATTAGAAAATACACATTAGCTCTATGTAAAGAGTTATTGGGAATTATAAGAAGTAAATATGGTACTATACCAATTCCAGGTGCGGAAACAACATTGGATGGTGATACTTTACGTTCAGAAGCTACGGATGAAAAGAATACTCTTGTTGAACAATTAAGAGAAATGTTAGATTCTTCTGGTGGTGATGAGATAATGCAGGAAGAAGCGGCTGAAGCTGAAGCGACACAAGAGATTTTGAAAAAAGTTCCATTAAGTATTTATATAGGATAGAGTTATGGCAGGAAGATTTAATTCGGCAAATGATTTAAGGACTTTTGAAACTTTTAATAAAGAGTTAGTTGGTGATTTACGTCTAAGTAAAGATGGTATAATAAATCAAACAATAAAACTCTTTAAAGTTTCTGCAGAACATACGTCTACTAATTTGTATGGTGAATCTACTGGTGGTAAAATTTACAAACCTGGTGTTGAATTTGCTTGTATGATTGAAAGTGGGGATATAGATTTTAATTTAGATGAATTTGGTGCTGATGCATTACAAGATGCTACATTTTTTATGTTAAGAGAGACATTGACAGATTTGAAATTAGTTCCAGAATTGGGTGATATAGTAGAGTGGAATTATGCACACTTTGAAATTAATGGTATTAATGAAAACCAATTAATAGGTGGACAATATGACCAAAATTGGTCGGTTAATTGTACTGCACATATAATTAGGTCATCTACATTACAAATTGAAAGGGTTAGGAGAATATAATGGCTGGAAGATTTAGACCGATACCAAAGGTACAAGAAAAACAAAGAGGTATGGGCCCAACTGCGAATAGAGGTACACAATTATCGAGAAAAAAGGATGTAGCTAATGATTTAAGTGTTAGTTTGATGGATGTTGATGCGGCTATTATGTATTATTTTTCCGATGTTATAAAACCTACTATTGATGAGAATGGAGAACGAGCTAGAGTTCCTGTTCTTTATTCAAATGCAGAAAGGTGGAAGTCAGCTCAAGTTGATGGTGTTATAAGAGACAATAGAAAACAAGTTATTCTTCCAGTAATAACATTTAAAAGAACAAGTGTAACTAAAGATGATAGTTTAGCAGTAGATAAAATGGATGCTAACAATCCACAATTATTTTATCACTTCGAAAGACAATATAGTAAAGAAAATAGGTATGATAAATTTTCAGTAGTACATGGACTTAAACCAGCAAGACAATACCATTCAGTTGCGATGCCTGATTATATGATATTGACATATGATGTTATTGTATGGACAAGTTATACTGAACATATGAATGAAATAATAGAAAAGGTTAACTGGTCTGAAGGTTCATATTGGGGAGAACCAGGAAAGTTTAAATTTAGGGTCAATATAGACTCATACGAGGATGCTACAGAATTAGCAGATAGAGAAAGAATTGTTAGAAGTACCTTTAGTTTAACTGTTAAAGGATATTTAGTACCAGATAGTATTAATAAAGCTATACTAACAAGAAAATATTTTACACCAAAAGCAGTGACAATGACAGAAGTCATCGAGTAGGAGAATTTAATGTCAATTAATAAACAACTCGGCGGAGTATCTGATTTTATACGAATAGCTGAAACACAAACTGGAAACCAAGCTACAGATTTGGAATTTACTAATACTTTTGGTGGAACTACGATATTTATTATGAGAGGTGATGGCTCGCAAGTAAGTGGTAGTGATTTGGTAAATTTGAATTATGTTGGTACAAACTACTATAGAGTACAAAATCATTTCAATGGTAATGGTTCATCATCAATAGATGCATCTACTAATTCTCAAGTTTTTAATGTAACTATAGATAGTGGATATAAAATTAAAAATGGTACGATAGAGTGTAATGTCAATGGAGTTAATATGATATCAAATACAGACCAAATAAATAGTGGTGGTATTGATTTTTATATGAGTGCTTCAGCAACACAAGTATGTGTTAGAAAATTATATACTAATGGAAATGGAATGAATCTTGATAGTGGCGATTTGGTAAATATATCTTATCAACAGGAGAAGATTTAAATGGCTGGAATACGTAATGGAGCTATTAGACAAGTAGAAGGATATATAGGAACAACGCGTGATTTTTTAACACCAATTTCCGAATCTACGTTTGGTTCTGATGTTTTAAAATTTCATGATAACGCTGGTAGAGAGAATGGATTTAGTATGAATCTTGTTAAGGGAAGTCCAGAGTATTCTACCGATATTTGTAGTCGTGAGTTTGTAGATAGTATGTGGACAATTCAAGAAAATTTTGGATTACAACATATGACATCATCTACTTCTGAATATCAAGAATTTCATCCAACTCAATTAGGTGATAAAAGAAAAATTAAAAGTGGAACTTTGAAGGTCAGAGTTAATGGATATGATTTGAGAACTATGTCTGGTTCTACAGACCAAAGTAACACAAATAAAGTAGAAGCTTATTTAGATTCTACTTATAAGAAAATAAGAATTAAAAAGCTATACGTTGAAGATACCAATAAAATAGCTGGAGATAGAGTATTGTTAGGAATAGATTTAAATGACGAAGATACAATTTCTCTAAAATATCAACAGGAGACAAGTTAGATGCCACTCATAGACCCGTTACGACAATTAAAACCACCTACTTCACAAAGTAGGATTTTACAATCATCAGAATTAACAAGTTCTGATACTGGATTACCAACATTACAATGGGGCCAGGTTGGTCTGAACCTACTTGGAACTGGTAGTTTAGATGTTGGTACTGGAAATACATTATCAGCAGGATATGTTAAATTATATAATAATATAATTAAAAATTCATTAGAAGACCCAGCTATACAGTTACTCGTAGATGGTTATGATAGTGGTAGTGTTAAAATTTATGGTGATTTGATTGTTGAGGGAAGTCAATCAATACAAAACACAGAAACTTTTAGAGTAGAAGACCCAATACTTGATTTAAATTATAGTGGTTCTACAGCGTTAGCCGGAGCTGATGCTGGATTGAAAGTTGGTCGTAATGGTGCAACTGATGCTAGAATATTATGGAATGAATCAGAAGTGAAGTGGATGGTTGATAATGGAACTGGTACGTTACAAACAATAGGTGGAGCTACAGGTTCTGAGTTTCTTGGAGCTACACAAACTAATATGTCTTCTTCTACTATGTTAACAGATGCTAATTTAACTTTTGAAGGTGGTGAACCACTTGGTTTACCAGGTACACCTACAACTGGAAGTGCGGCAGTATCAATGACATATGTATCCGAGTCTTTATTTCATTATATTAGAACAAAGGGTACATATCAAGCTAATTTGGTTACTGCTCCATCAACCGCGTCATTTACAGCGGTTACGGCGTCTGCACCAAGTGGAATGGAACAGACAAATTTACAAGATTTTATATTTTTTATCAATGGTCAATATATTGAACATTATGCTTGTACAATAAGACAAGAAGATTCAAATTTTAAGTTATACATAGATAGTAGTAGTTTAGAGATGGAATTTGATGCAGATGATGAGATAGTTGCACATGGTAAATTTAATGTTTAGATATTTATAGTTAAGATTTGGAATAAAATATGGCATTATTAGAAAAAAAGCAAATAGACGAAGATGCGATAGCCGCGTTATCTGGAACAAGTGGAAGTTCTGGTTCAAGTGGTTCGTCAGGTTCATCTGGCTCAAGTGGTTCTTCTGGTTCAAGTGGTACAGATGGTACATCTGGAACTGATGGTACGTCTGGAACAGACGGAACAAGTGGAAGTTCTGGCTCGTCAGGCTCAAGTGGAATTGATGGAACTTCTGGCAGTTCTGGGTCAAGTGGAACTGATGGAACAAGTGGTTCAAGTGGTACAGATGGAACAAGTGGTGTAGATGGAACAAGTGGTTCTTCTGGGTCTTCTGGAAGTTCTGGTACAGACGGAACAAGTGGAACAAGTGGTTCGAGTGGAACTGATGGAACAAGTGGTTCAAGTGGTTCGAGTGGAACTGATGGAACTTCTGGTACAGATGGAACGTCAGGTTCAAGTGGTTCAAGTGGTTCAAGTGGAAGTAGTGGTTCTTCTGGAACAAGTGGTTCTTCTGGTTCCAGTGGTTCAAGTGGAACGGATGGTACATCTGGAACTGATGGAACAAGTGGTTCTTCTGGGTCAAGTGGAACTTCTGGTTCATCAGGTTCAAGTGGTTCAAGTGGAAGTAGTGGTTCTTCTGGAACAAGTGGAACAGATGGAACTGATGGTACCAGTGGTATTTCTGATACTTTTGTAACAACATCGAGTACAAGTATAGCAATACCAACATCACATCCAACTACAGTAACAATAACGGTTGGTACAGGTTTAGCTTGGAGTACTGGTCAAAATGCTCTTGTAGCTAAAACGGGTGATGCAACAAAACAATTTTTAATGGATGTTACCAGTTACAATTCTGGTACTGGAGTAATGGTTGGTGAAAGTATATCTAATACTGGTACTGGTACTATTGCGTCATGGTCTGTAAATTTAGAAGGTGTAGCTGGTGACGATGGTACATCTGGAACTGATGGAACAAGTGGAAGTAGTGGTTCTTCTGGTTCTTCAGGTTCAAGTGGAACAAGTGGTTCAAGTGGTACAGACGGAACAAGTGGTTCAAGTGGTTCAAGTGGAAGTTCTGGAACAGACGGAACAAGTGGTACAGATGGAACAAGTGGTTCTTCTGGTTCTTCTGGTTCTTCAGGTTCAAGTGGAACTGATGGAACAAGTGGTTCTTCTGGTTCAAGTGGAACAGATGGAACAAGTGGAAGTAGTGGTTCTTCAGGTTCAAGTGGTTCAAGTG